AGACACAATTTAAAATTGTCGACATAACGCTCAGCGTAAAAATTCCCCGAAGACGAATCTCCGGTTAAAAACGTGAACTAAATAGATTTGGTGTCTATTGTTCAATGAAGATTCATCTAAATTCCTCCACTTAAGGAGGTAGTGTCGGGGTTCAACTAATCAACTCATGATTAGGACCGCAGCCGACTCCTGCGGAATTTAAGTGTTGTAATTGTCCTTTTTATGGGACAATAGATTTGTTTACAATCATACTGGGAACTCCAGTAAAGAAGAAACAAGTGTAATCAGGACCAGCGCCACAAGCTAGAGCGAGAGTCAAATCTCCCGTCTCATTAGTGACGTGGTCTCTTACGTTCGTCCAAGCCTCAAAGGTCCAATTCTGATAAAGATGTTGATCAGAAGTGTTACCTACCCCAGAAAGGATATATTTGGGATGGGTTGGATGAAAACGATAAGGCGAAAAGAAAGGTATTTGGACTGCCAGACACGATTGCGAAGTTCGCTCAGAGTAAATCCCTCCAGCGTTGGATTGATTTTGCTCCTGCGAAGAATACGCATACTGAGACTGATCTAAACTGGCGTTATTAATACTACCAGTAGATATATAACTACCAGCAGCACACACAGTCTGTGGCGCTCGATAGGCTATAATTTTCCCAGCATCGTGACAAGTTGTGGCAATTGTCCAGTTAACTGACCCTCGCCATCCTGCGTAGCAGGGAGTAAACCACCCCATTGGGGTGTGTTGTGTGAAATTGCATGGATTAGCTGCTGAATCAACGTGAATTCCATTCGTAAAGCTTTGCAACCCTGGAGGGGGAGGCAACATACTCATACGAGGCGTCATACGTTGATAAACATCAGTAGCACCAACTGCCCGCAAGTTGGCAATATCCAAGCACTGAGTAATTCGATGGAACATAGCTCGCAAAGATTTAACTTCTTCACCAAAGGTGGACATAAGGAGCAGATCCCCCTCATCTTCACCTTCACCCATGATCATTGAATCAGCACTATTGTCAGGTGCAAACTCCCCTTTAGAGGTTGTTTGCACTTCAGACTGCGCCGACCAATACATGGCATTATTGGGGTGTGCGGGACCATTGAAACGCAGATTATCCGCGCCACGAACGAAAACTACAATTGGGATAGATGGAGCAGCGTCAGGAGCTGTGAGCTCATTAGCAACTCGAATCACCAAGTACCCATTGTAAGAAGAACTTTGATATCCCCCTGAAGGAGTAGTGACACCAAAATGCTCATTGTTATCTCCGCGGGCAGACCGCGTCTTCAACCAAGCCATTGCTTGCATGTAAGGAACTCGAATTTCAAAATCCTTACATTCAGATATATCAATAATCTTGGTTATATTGGCGGTTTCATTATCTGGATTATTATCAATATCTCCAAATGGATCCCACGATACCTTCAACCTACCCCGATGATATTGCGTAGCTACAATAACAAAACGGAAGATAATATCTCCCGTCCAATTAGTAAACCATTCAGCCAAATGATGCATTGGTGTAGGATACACCGTCACATCAGCCGCAGGAGCATACCTACGGAACAAATTGGGGGTAATGTAGGATACAAAGATGCTGTCATTAGAAGCAGCAGTATGTACCCACGAGAAGGTAGTTAGGAAAGATTCCCGCCTCACAAAAGAGGAAAAAGCGAGTTCGTCCTTCCCATCTAATCCGACTGTTCGAGAGTCGATAGACAATTCCTGCTTAGGATCGTATACCAACTTCTCAATCGGTGCGGATATTTCTGTAGTAGCATGGCCTCGAAATGGGGCCAAGTACATTGGCTGTGAATTAGTGATCACTGGAACATTTGTGTACCCAAACCAAGCTGCCACACGAGATAGAGCTCCCGCTCCAATCTCGGTAGCCCGTGCAAATGGACCTATAATAGGCACACTTTTAAGGGCACCACCCGCTGTAGCTACAGCGGACGCCACGCCCGAAACAGGTCCAGTACCATATTCATCTTTTTTGGTACCAAATGCTTCAAGTTTCTCACTAATGGATTGCATCTTAACTTTGCTTTTTCGCCGTTTGCTAGACTGCGCCCTGATAGTAGGCCCAGATAGGACCACATCCTCCGCCCAACAATAGGTACGCAGGTTAACAGTAGTGCCAGCAACTGAATTAGCATTGCTAAGTAATCCGAACGAATCATAATCTAATTGACCCATAGTAGCAATATCAGTCGTGGAGTTCTCTATCCAATTTTTATCATTGAAATAGGGCAACTCCATCTCAGCGCCCTGAGATGTTGAAACATTCATCAACACATGTGGACGTTGGGAATACGTGACTAATTGCTGATCGCCCGCAATCACCACAGTAGGTCCTGCATGCGAATCAGGCTTTGGGTTATAAGAAACCATGATAAGTCCATAATAAAACGGTGAAGCCGAAATCACAAACTTAAGTTTCAGCTTCATCCTGATCAAGCCATAAGACTCCAACTTATTCTTGATTAGAGAATTCGTAAGAAAGAGAGTCCAAGGATCTTTAATCTGACGTAGTTGAGTACCTTCCGTCCACAGTACATCATCAATTAAAACTGGACGAGCTAAATACTCGCCCAGCGATAAATTGCTAATAGCACCGTGGTTGAAACTGGTATCTCGAACACCGTCGAAATCAACCTCAAATCCAGGGTCTCCATCTGCAAACGCAATCTGCTGTTGGCTAGTTTGCGCTGGTGCCGCAGATTCAGCTGCGGCAGTGTGAGGAACATCCTCACTATTAGTTGTTGTTGTTGCAGGTAGTAATTACGATGCTGATTTTAACCTATTATACAGCAAAGGAATCTTTATTTGTGCGTGCACCACTCGCCCATGGTAGTGGTTTTGGGGATCGCCCAAGGTGCTAATTCAGTAGTCCTTCTCAATTTGTATCTAAAGATACAAAATACAAAGTGAGTGTAACTACTACTGAAGTGCTATTGTGGTTCTGACCGTAGCTCCGGCCATGACACCAAGTCATCTTTAGTGTCGATTAAAAGTTCGTCCCGGAGGCTATTACTGAAATATTCGTGATAGCCAGCCCGCTCTGACAGTTTCTCAAAGCGGACACTGAATTGCTCCCAAGATAAGGGAGCAGCAGAACCGGCAAAGAAATTCGATAAACCGCACTCTCTAAGGCACTCATACATCATGCCTGTGTAGTCATCAAACGCCTTTGGTCCCCAAAAGAACATCTCCTGTTGCGCAGAGCGCAATATATCAGCATATTGTTCCTCAGGGGACGTTGTTTTGCTCGCAACTATAACGCAAAGCATTTTGCGTATAGATTCCATCTCCAATGGACCAACAACACTTTCAAGTTCGGGTGACCATCTGAAATACCTTTTCAGGAAAGTCGCCTCACTCAAGTGAATGAAGGGCTTGCTAACGGCATCTTTATCTGCCATGGTGTACTCTATTCCAAGTTTTCCAAGTTCTAACTGAATAGCAGTGTGATTGAAATCATCATCTCGGGACGACATAATATTGTCATCCCCATAAGTCATCAAACTCACGCTGTCCTGAAACAACTTTGGATCCTTACCCAAAGATAGAAACACCAATCGCATGTAAAGACTATTGACGATAGAATTAATAACTACCGTCAATGGGTGCCCCGAAGGGTTACTACCGAAAAATGTTATAACTGTTCCGAAGAAGTTCACAGTAGGGAAAGAAACATCATTCTTAATCCCTTCCATGATCAATAAATCATCTTCAGAATAGTCACCATACTCTCTGCACAACTTGATCAAAATATCGAAGGCTTTAGAGATAATAGCTGATCCCATTTGCTTATCAAAAGCTTTGAAATCTCCTGCTATAACTCTATCAACTCCGTATTTAGTTATGATCTGCGAGAGCGTGCCACTCACGGCACTGTGCTGTCAATCCTACACCGCACTCAAAAACTTCCCTAAAATTGAACATCAAACGTATAAGGGGGAGAAACTTCATGCGCACTACCAAGCTCCATGGAAAAGGAGCTCCGCAGAAAACACGAGTTTTCCCCGATAGCTGTTTCTTTTCAGAAACAGGTTCATCTTTAAGAGCAGCTGTAAAGATTGGATGATACAATTCCTTACGCAAATAAGTCGAAATACAAAGATCGACTTCGCGCTTAATCTCAGGGATTATATCAACAGGATTTGGAGCCCACTCTGTAGGCTCAGCTGGAACAAGGAATCTCCGTTTGGAGCAATTCATAGGATAGCCCGCACTCGTACTACGAGGAATAGAATCAACGGCAGCCACATTGGCTACACCGTTTATAGCTACATCCATCGAATACGGATGAAGGATTTCCTTAAACGCTTCCTTAGGGATACCTTTAATCACATCAGCATAATACGCATCTGCGACAAGATCCAGTTGCTGAGAATTCAGCATACGAGGCCTCACCATTTCCGCCAAAGCTATCTTCTGGGGACGAACCCCTTTCATAACCGGAGGACCATAAGAGGATGAAACTCCTCGACTTCGCCAAAAATCTACAGCCAAGGATGGAGAAACTTGAGTGGAGTAATGAACCCTACCTTCTACAGTGCCCCGGATAATACCGGAGCCCTCATGCTCAAGGACAACAGCCCTTGGATGCACATAAGAACGGATAGGTTTCGGAAACTCGGGCATATCATCCCTAGCTTTTCCTTCACTCAACCATTCGCCAGGAAAATGACTCTTAGCATTAAGAAGCCACGCCTTAGTAACAGGCGCAGCAAATGCATTCTGTTCACACCCAGCGACATGGATTCCAATAATAGCACGTGAAGTACCCATATCACAAAAGATAGGTTGACCACACATACCTTGTCTGGTACCTTCTTTACGAATATACTGAAAACCCTGAAGGTCCAAATTTGAACCATCAGATGTCACAATTCTTGCAGAAAAGAAAGGTGACGTCTCCAAAGATTCTGCTAAATAACAGCAAGAACCTCTGGTAGGCAAATTATCCGTAAAAAAGGATAGTTTCGACCTACTCGGCGGAAAATGAGGAATTTTTAAGAGAGCTAACTCTCTATCAGAATCCCGAAAAATCATATCCGGAGTAAAATCAAACCAATCAGTACGGGAGGAAACCCCACCGCCTGTTTGGGTTAACATGCGCATTTGGGTAGCATCTGGCGGAGCAGAATGATTACTGATTAACCAGTAATTTCCACCCACACCTAGAGCAAAGCACTTAGTATCTTCATACTCAAGAGCGTGCTCTACCCGAAATTCGACTTTCGCCATACCTTTACGCAAAACTTGACCCAACTGGGCGACTGTAACATTGCCAGATTCAGGGGAAGTGAAGTTGTTAACAACCGTTTCTTCTCTTTCATAGACGTTTACACGCTCATTTGAGAGAGGAATTGGTCTACGCTCCACATTACCCTGAGCACGAGTTGAATTCGAAAA